TAAAGTTATGGATTATTCAAATGGATTTAATAAAGCAATAAATGGATTAAAAGATTTAGATAATGTCAATATTATCTCAAGCTTTATACCTAACACAAAGCGTAAAAATTATGGTTCGTATGAGTACGCAAAACGTATGGCAGATAAACATAATTTAAAACTTTGCCCTGTTAATAAGCATAATCCAAACGGGGATAAGATTCACTGTGGCAAACACAGGGATAATAAAAGTGGTAAGATATACTGCGACCACTGTTTAACGAACGACAACGTGTGTTTTGTTGAACACTAAACAATTTAATAACCGCATAACACTTGTTATGCCAAACAAAAGGAGCGTAAATATGCTAAAAGCAAACGTAACAAGAGAGAAACTTGATAAACTATTGACAGACCAAAACGGTAAATTCTTTACAGTTAAATTTGTCAAGAAAGATGGTACGTTAAGACAATCTAACGGTAGATTTGGGGTAAAGAAATACCTAAAAGGTGGTACAAATAAAGTAACAAGGTACGATAATACCTATGATACGACCTTTGATGTCAAAGTAATGGGATATAGAACTATTAATTTACACACAATTGTATCTGTTAGAGCAAACAACACAGAATACACAGTAATTGGAGGATAAAATGAGTAGGTTACCTTATAAAGGCTTAATGATAGGTGATAAACCTGAAGTAATTAAAAACAGATTTGGATATGGTGAGTGTGAACTACCACCTGAAGCAGTAGCAGTATATGATGTCATTATGGGCTCAGAGGTGATGGGCTTATATGGTGAGATGCAGAAGGGATTGGATTGGTTTAGACAAAACTATCCAAAAGAATATATGATTTTATTAGATTAAAAGGAGAAATAAAAATGAAAACAGTATATGACCTATACCAACCCAGTGGTAAACTGGTAGAAGAAGGACTATCTTGGGAAGATGCTGAAGCACTGGCAGATGTATGGCTTAGTGATGAGGGTATTGAACTAGAGATAGTTGAAGAAGAACTAGATGAAGAAACACCTGAGCAGTTTAATGAATGGTTAAGAAGTGGAGGGTATTAGAAAATGAGTAAGATAGGAAATTATGTCCTAGATATGGAGGAAAAAGGCGAGCTAGTATTTGACGATTATAGGCACGATTATGTCACACCTAAGGTCTTCGCCTTAAGGACTGAAATTGCATACCTAGAATGGCAAATACAGAGCTTAGAGAGTGACTTAGAGGACAAAAAACAGGAGTTAAAAGATGAGATGTAGATGTTGTGACCAATTATTAAATGAATGGGAGTCTGTAAGAAAAGACCCTGAAACTGGAGAGTATTTAGACACCTGTAGCTACTGTATTTCTATGTCAAAGCCTGATGTAGTGGACTTTGTAGAGACAGAAGAAAAATACTTAGAAACTGTTGACTTACCTAAAGAAATGTGATATAATATTACTATAGATAAGACATAAAGTTAAGACTAAGGTTATAAACTTAAAGGGATAACCATTATAATTATCTCTTTAGGTAAATAACTTTAGGTTATCACCTAAGGTGACACTTAAGTAAGGATTAGGTCCACTTACTAGGTGTCTTTTAAAGAAGGACCATAAAGGAAAACTATAATATGATTACTAAAGGCGTAGCAAAATTTGTATACTTGGATTCAACAGAGAAGTACAATGGTGAGGATACTGGAAAGTACACCTTAACTGTTGGTCTTACCGATAAGGAAGCACAATCTCTGGAAGATGCAGGTGTAAAGGTTCGTACATATACTGACCAGGATACTGGTAAAGAGATTAAGATTCGTAAGTTCTCTACACAGTACAAGTTGCAGGACAATATGATTCAGACAGTGAGTGGCGAGACAATCGGTACTGACTTTGGTGCTGGCTCTGATGTTCAGGTCCTATGGAAAGCAGGTAAGAAACACCCAACACACGGTGTAGCTACTTACTTAACAGCTATTAAGGTAGCTGATGACCACGAGCCTGGGTTCAAAGGTGCTAATGAGGAAATCTCTGAGTTCCTAACAGCATAACACTGTTATGTCAGAATTTGTACGACACGAATCGTGCCTAGGGTGTGGTTCTAAGGACAATCTGGCTAGGTATTCTGATGGTCACGGTCATTGTTTTGGCTGTGGCTATTGGGAACCACCTACAGATGGGAGCTATAATGAAAACTACATAGAGGAGGAAGCATTGGAACAACCAATACAGACCAAAGGTTTCACGGGAGCAATACCTGAAAGAAACATCTCAAGGAAAATCGCTACTAAATATGGTGTGCGTATATCTCACGGAGAAGATGGTAAAATTAATAAACATTTCTACCCTTACTATGACCAAAAGACTGGTGACCTAGTCGGTTATAAAGAGAGAGATGTAGCAACAAAAGGTTTCGGTATCAACGGAACAAATAAAGGTGCTGGTCTATTCGGACAGCAGGTATTTAAAGAAGGAGGTAAGTACCTAACTATCACTGAAGGTGAGCTTGATGCTCTGTCTGTCAGTGAGATGTTCGATGGTAAGTGGGCTGTAGTCTCACTAAAGAATGGTGCTAGTGGTGCATTAAGAGATGTCAAAGATAACTTAGATTACATTGAGTCATTTGATAATGTAGTCTTATGTTTTGATAATGATGATGCAGGTAAGGACGCAATCAAAGCAGTTAGAGATGTTATATCACCTAACAAACTAAGGATTGTCACCTTACCACAGAAAGATGCTAGTGATATGCTTATGAATGGTAACATTAAAGACTTCACTGAAGCCTGGTGGAATGCTAAAGGCTACACACCTGCTGGTATTGTTAGAGGTGAAGATACCTGGGAACATCTACAGAAAGATGAGAACCTAGTCACTGTCTTATACCCTTGGCAGGCATTGAATGAAGTAACCTATGGATTCAGACAGAAGGAACTGGTGACCATTACTTCAGGCAGTGGAATGGGTAAGTCTTCAGTGGTGAAAGAACTAGAAGCTCACATCTTAAAGGAAACAGATGACAACCTAGCTATCATTCACTTAGAGGAATCAGTAGACAGGAGTGTTAAAGGCTTGATGTCTATCGAAGCTAACTTACCTATTCATATCCCTAAGTATGAGGATATGTTAAGTAAAGATGAGAAGTATGCACTATGGAAGTCAGCAGTAGCAGATAAGAATGTATTCTTCTACGACCACTTCGGTAGTATGTCAGAGGACTCACTGTTGTCTGTCATTAGAACGTATGCTAAGAGCTTTGACTGTAAGTGGATTATCTTAGACCACCTATCAATCGTAGTTAGTAGTCAGGAAGGGATACAAGATGAGCGTAAAGCTATCGATGCCATTATGACTAAGCTGAGAAAGATAGTACAGGAGACAGGCGTAGGCTTATTCCTTGTATCTCATTTGAAGAGACCTATGGGCAAGGCTCACGAAGAAGGTGGACAGGTGAGCTTGTCAGAGCTTAGAGGGTCAGCCGCAATCGCACAGTTGAGTGACATAGTCATCGGCTTAGAGCGTAACCAGCAGGCTGATGATGAGAAAGAACGTAACACTACCACACTAAGAGTTATTAAGAATAGATTCTGTGGTCTCACTGGTAAGGCAGGTAGTCTGTTATATGACAAGGAGACAGGTAGATTAAAGGAGACAGTAGATGGACAAAGCTTATTTTGATATTGAAACTGATGGCTTAAATGCTACTAAAATACATTGTATCTGTGCTATGACAGATGAAGATGATACAATGACAAACTTTATAGGAGAAGATAGTTATGAACAATTTGAAGAATGGTTGGGCTTATCAGGTATACGAACGCTTGTTGCTCACAACGGCATTGGCTTTGACCTTCCTGTTCTGCGTAGGCTTAGTGGTAGGGACTGGGATTTTATTATACGAGACACTCTCATCCTATCAAGACTGGCTAACCCTTCCTTGGAAGGAGGTCACTCCCTAAAAGCCTGGGGTGAAAGGATACATAATCTTAAGGGTGATTATGATGGTGGTTGGGAAGAGTTTAACTGGGAGATGTTAGAGTATTGTCAACAAGATGTAAGATTATTGAAGGACCTATACCGTAGACTAGAGCTACAACTAGAGGACTTCGATGAACAGAGTATAGAGTTAGAACATAAGGTGGCTGAGATTATTCACCACCAAGAACAAACAGGAGTATTATTTGATGAAAGAAAAGGATATGAATTATTGGCAGAGCTTAAAGAAAAAGTTATATCGATTGTACTGGAAGTGCGTAAAGTATTTAAGCCCCTCCCTGTATGGAAGGCTTTGCAAACGCTAAAGAATCCCTATAAGAAAGATGGCACACCTAGTAAGGCATACCAGAAACAATTAGATAGAGGTGCACATATAGATAGTGATGGTGAGTGGGGATACATCGACTACCCTGAGTTTAACTTAGGTAGTAGACAACAGGTAGCTAGGTATCTCCAACACTTCGGATGGACACCTACTGAATGGACAGAGAAAGGTTCAGTGATTGTTAATGAGAAGGTACTAGAGGGTGTAGATATTCCAGAAGCTAAGATGATACTAGAATACTTCACTATCTCTAAGCGTGTAGCTATGGTACAATCCTGGTTAGAAGCAGTAGGTGATGATGGTAGGATTCACGGTAGAGTAAACAGTAATGGTGCAGTCACAGGTAGAATGACTCATAGTAAACCTAACCTAGCACAAGTACCAGCTGTCTATTCACCTTATGGTAAGGAATGTAGAGAGCTATGGACTGTGCCAAAGGGTAAGTGTCTAGTAGGTATTGATGCTAGTGGTCTTGAGTTAAGAATGTTAGCACACTATATGAATGATAAAGATTATACGGATGAGATATTAAATGGAGACATACACACAGCAAATCAACTGGCTGCAGGACTTCAATCTAGAGACCAGGCGAAGACTTTCATCTATGCCTTCTTGTATGGAGGAGGTGATGGAAAAATCGGGGAAATCGTTGGCGGAAAAGCGAAGGATGGTAAGAGACTTAAAGCAAAGTTCCTTGATAATACGCCTGCACTTAGAACTCTACGAGGAGACGTTGACAAAGGAAGCACAAAGGGTTGGCTTAGAGGACTAGATGGTAGGAGATTACACATCAGGTCATCACACTCAGCACTGAATGTCTTACTACAATCAGCAGGTGCTATCGTTATGAAGCAAGCATTGATTGTATTAGAAGAGTATGCTAAGGACTGGAAGATAGACTATAAGTTTGTACTTAATGTACACGATGAGTTCCAGGTAGAGGTTAAAGAGAAACAAGCAGAAACATTTGGGAGACTAGCAGTTGATTGTATCAAGAGAGCTGGTCTAGATTTTAATTTAAACTGTCCATTGGATGGTGAATATAAGGTAGGTAAAACGTGGGCACAGACACACTAGTCGATGACATCTATAAACTTATGGATACCAAGATGGTAGCTGAAGGTGTAGATGTAGAGAAAGTAATACAAGACTTCGGTGAGAATATGAAGTCAATATTAATTAATAACATCACAGCACACGAGTTTGATAAGAGAAAGCTACGTATGTCTAACATCGGTAAGAAGGATAGACAGTTGTGGTATAGTTACAACGGATACAAAGGTGAGGAGCTACAGCCACACGTATACATTAAGTTCCTATATGGACACTTGATTGAAGAGATGATACTAGCACTAGTTAAACTATCAGGACACGAGGTAACAGATGAACAGAAGAAGGTAGAGGTATCAGGTATCAAAGGTTCTATGGACTGTAAGATTGATGGTGTACTAACAGATGTTAAGTCAGCTTCAAGTTATGGCTTTAAGAAGTTTAAAGATGGCAGTCTAATTGATAATGACCCCTTCGGTTATGTCGACCAGATTAAAGGGTACGCCCACGCTGAGAAGACTACTGATGTAGGTTGGTTAGTTATGGATAAGACCTCAGGTCATCTAACATATCTTAAGTATGATATGGCTGATGAATCTAAATGGTACTGGACTAAGCTTAACTTCTTCTCTATCGTGGATAGAATCAAAAAGATTAAAGCGTTGGTGACTAACACTAAGCCACCTACTAAATGTTATGAGCCAGTACCTGATGGTAAGTCTGGCAATATGAAACTACCAGTAGGCTGTAGCTATTGTTCATTCAAACACGATTGCTGGGAAGGTGTTAGAACATTCATCTATTCTAATGGACCTAAGTATTTAGTTGAGGTAAATAAAGTACCTAGTGTTATGGAAGTAGATGCAGATGGTATAAGAATTAATAATGATAAGGAACAAACAGATGAGTTCTTCACCAAAGTATAGAAGTAAACTAGAGAAGGAGTGTCATCAACTACTAGGTCAGAAGGAATGGGAGTACGAACCACATAGAGTAGCATACACTATACGTAAGAACTATACCCCTGACTTTGTAAGAGGTGATTATTATATTGAGGTTAAAGGTTTCTTCAGGTCAGGAGATAGACAGAAGTATAGGTCTATCGCTGAACAACTTAAGTTTGAGGGTAAGCATCTCATCTTCTTAATGCCTAAGCCTAATGCTAAGGTAGCTAAAGGAAATAAGATTACCTATCGTGAGTGGTGTAAGAAGAATGACATACAGATATTTGGAACTAATGAGATTAAGGAGCTGAAAGAATGGACGAGAATGAAAGTGCAGTAATAAATCCAGACCATTATAAACAAGGTAAGATAGAGGTGATTGATTTTATCTTAGACCAGAAGTTTAATTACCTAGAAGGTAACATCATTAAGTACATCTCTAGGTACAAACATAAGAATGGACTAGAAGATTTAAGAAAAGCTAAGTGGTATATTAAGGAGTTGATAAGTGTTAACTCTTGAAGAACTTAAAGAGCGTATCTTAGCTGAAGGTTATGATGAGTGCTTGATATGTGAGGAACTAGAGCTGACAACTGAAGATATACTAGATGCTTTTGAAGATAGATTAATAGATAAGAGGAGTAAGTTTGATGATGATGACGATTGAGAATTTCATCTTATATAACATTGTTATGTGGACTATAGGCTTGTACTTGTTGAAGAGACATAGCGAGCTAGAGTATGACAATGGATTTATGGATGCAATACAACTACATAGTGAAGGACGATTAAGTTATGATGTGGTGGAAGAAGGAGATGGCATTAACTTAATAACTATTGAGGTGACAGATGAATAAGGAAGTATATGTAAAGAAACGTAGTGGTGAGTTAGAGCTACTGGACTATGATAAGATTCACCTAATGTTATCTCAGTGTGCTGAGGGTTTGAATG